AAAATTCTAATACATTTTTTTCTCTACTATCAGAATTAAACGTTGATTTAGCAATACTTTCATATTTTGTTTTATTACCCCCATCAATATATACATTATATAAACCTTGATAACTACCTATCGTTGTAGATGCCTTAGGTATATCATTATCAAAATAGAACGCGAAATCTAAATACTTATTTTCAAATTCCGCACCTGAAGTATCTTCAGTAGTCGCCTTTGTTGTATTTGTGTTACCATTTGTACCTGTTGTATCGGTATTTTCTTTAGAAATTGACTTATTAATACCCGCCAATTCTTCATTAGTTAATCTTGGATTGTTTAAAATTTGTTGATATGTAAATAAATCTGCAGCAGGAATTGTATTGTACTTTTTTGCTAATTCATATATATCAAATTTAACACATCCCGCAAAAAACGAATCCATAATTGAATTAAGTTTTTCTTTATTTTGACCTTTTAATTGTTTTTCCGCAACAACATTCATAATTGATGGATGGTCAACAATCATTTTCCAAGAAAGAGTTCCTGTTCTTGAAGTACTCTTATATGTATAAATTGGCTCGGGTCTACCTAAGAAATCGGTTCCTTGAAATGAAGGTGTACTAGATTCGTTAAATTTAATGTCATACGGTGGAAACCACATAACTCTTCCCCCATTTGGTCCTTTTTCACAAACAGGTAATTCATCATAAGTGAATCCAGGCCTACTTGAGGTTCTCCAAGCTAAGTTCTCAATAGAGAACATATATTTCTTCGCATATCCACCTCTACCAAATTTATCATCCGCAACAATATTTGTTGAACCAGGATTTTTTAATGGAGCAATGTTTAAATTGAATGTATTATCAAATACTGAATTTGTAAATCTTCGTCCTGATGTAGTAATACCATCAGTTTTTTGTAAATCATTATAAGTATAATATGGAGTATCTTTAGCAAATACTCTACAATATTCAATACCAACTTCACCACCCGTTGTATTATCAGTATATGAAACAACTTGAGAACCTTTAGTCATTTCTTTGTATCCATCATGAAATACCTTACTAACTTGATTCATGGCATTACCAACATGTTTTAATCGATTAATACCCGTAACATTATCGGCAGAGTCAATGATTCTTTGTGTTTGGTCGAGGATTGATGATTCTTTAAATGTAATATTTGTTGATTCTCCTTTTTCGTAACTTGAACTAATTTGGTTAAACTCTTGGTCCATATTTCCAGAACCACCTCCCGGTGTTGCATGAAACCCTGCATTACCCTTATATTTAGGTGACACCCAAGTAAATTGACCATCAAGACCTCCACCATCACTTGATGACTTACCTCCTAATCCAAAGTTTAATTTAGTTTCATTACCTTCATAAAGAATTCCTAATTCCGATGGACCATAGACAGGTGTTTGTACTTGTTTACCAAATGGGTCTACAGGTATTTGATTAGGAGGTGAAGTAATTGTTGACGGTTCAGCATTTTTACTACCCACGTAATATCCCCCTACAAGAGTTCCATTACTAGAATTAATTAAACTAACCGCTAAATTAACGATTGCTTGACCAACACCCAATAAACCACCATAACTTTTATCATAACCAGGTTGGTATCGATTATAATTAATATTTGCAAATAACGCAGACCTTTGTCCGTTACCCGTATTAGCTAAAAATATTTGTGAAGGATTTCTTGTCTTATTTAAGATTGGACCTAAAAATCCTCCCGTTAATTGATTGACAACATTTAACGCATTTGATGTCTGCATTGATTGACCACCATTAATTTCGTTTTCGTCAAAATAATTTCCAGGAATTGGAGATACCGGCCAATAAGCCCCTGCCAATCTTGTCGCCAAGTCAACTGCCGCTAATATAGGATTTTCAGGTACTGTTATTCTCCAATTTTTATAAATTAAAGGTTGTTGACCTGAAATTAATAAACTAATTTCAAACGGGTCTTGTAATGCCTGTAGATTAACCGCACCAACAGTATGTTGATAAATCTCAAGAGCGACTCTTTCTTCAAACGCATTTTTTAAACTTTGAGCACCAAGTTTTGCTAAATAAGAATCAGTTGATAAAGGACCGTTACTACCAATAGGACTATTTGAGGTTAATATTTCAAATGGCGAATAAAATGACGGAGTAAATGTAAAATATGGTAAATAAAGTCTATTGTTATTTTGAATACTATCAATAACAACCATATCTTTAAATCCTCCTTCAGGGCCATATCTATTTTCAATAAACGCCGCGTCAATAAAAAACTCATTAACCAAATCTAACTCAGTATCGGTTGGATTATATTCCCCTTGATTTGAATCTACAGGTAATGGAGGATTATTATATGTAATATTTAAATTATACCCTCCATTTGGTCCATATTCATTTAATGGATATAGTAATTGAGCGTATGGGTCATCCTTTATTAAAGTATCAGGAGAATCAATAACATTTGAAACTGTTTGAGATATCTCATAGTTTAACGACCCTGATGGTGGTGTATAAGCACCTGGCACAGTATATTGTGACAAATTTTTAGCCATCAAACTGTTTCTAAAACTAGATGTTGAAATAAAAGATAAAGTACTCCCTGTCATGTATTATGTTTTTTTATAAATAGAGTTTATCTTTGTTTTTATTACACATTCGCCATTTTAGTCATTTGTTTTCTTGCTTCAATTGGATTAGAACCATTTGAACCATTTGCATTCGCTAAGGCACTTTGGAAGGCAGTTATTAACGCCCCCTTAACCGATTGGTCATTAAATGCTAACATTAATTGAGCCGTATCCATATTTGATGGTGCCTCAATTTTAATATTTAAATTAACATTAACATCTTCCATTTTAATATTTGAAGATATTGTTCCCGAATTATTATTATTAGGTCCTGAAGAATTTAACAATTCCTTACCTTTTGTCATTCCAAAAATAGTATCGGCTTCTAATGGTTTAACCGTCTCACCAGGGAATTTAATAAAATCTTTAGTTGGTATAACTTTATTAGTTTCTCTAATAGAACCTCTACTAGTTTCATTTAACTTCTCATGGTCAACAACAAAATTCTTTCCCTTTTCAACCATTTTATCTAATATTTGAATCATTGGGTTAGTTGACTTAGATAACTCATCTAAAGATTGTTTAGTTCCTACCCACGCCTCATGAAGTGTTGTATTTAAATAAGTGGCAGTTCCTGATGCCGCATTAACAAAGGCATCCATAGGTTTTCCATCATTAAGAGTTTTAATGAAATTATCCAAACCACCTCCAACATTTTCTCTAATACCTTTAATTGACATGGACTCACCTCCAGCAACTTTTGGTATTTTTCCAGATACTTCTCTAGCTGCATTTTCCGCCATAGTCACAGATTTAGTTCCCGCTAAACCAAGTCCTGTCCTATCTTTTATAGATTCAATGTCTTTCTGTATTTTCATTTGTGTTGTTAATTGGTCTTTCGCCAAATCTTCCATTGATTTTGGTTGTGATGCTTTAGTAATTGCCTCGATATCTTCAGGAGCGATTTCCGTAACGTTTTTAGTTTGAACATTCCCCTTAGCATCGGTATAAGTTACCTTATATTCTCCTCCCTCACCCATTTCGGCCATATTAGCAATTAATTTTTGAGTACTTTCATCAGTTATTTTATCTGAAAACTTGATTCTACCCATTTTCAATTCTAAATCTCCCGCAGCTAATGCCATTTTAGATAATTGGTCAGTATTACCAAAAAGTTCTTTGGAAATCTCCATTATCTGTCGTTTAGCCCCTGGCATAATTTCAAAACCTTTTCCATCAGCCCTTAATTGAGTAAACGATTTTGACATTTCCGCAATTTGATTTTGAAGTTCCGCAGGGTCGTTTTGAGCTAAATCCATTAGTTTTAATGGGTCTAATAAATCTCCTTGAGCAACCCCTAATCTTTGCATTGCCGCAGCCATATCAATCGCTTTTTCAGGGTCAAATAATCTACCAGCAATCGCCAAAGTTTCTTTCATGTCAACCCTTAAATTAACCGCCTGTGCCGCCATCTTTGCCATCCCTTCAACACCTCCTTGGAAATTGTACTGGTTCATTGAACTCATATTCTCAACAACTTGTTTTGATACTTGAACACCATTAACCCCAATTGACCTTGAAACGTCCATGACTTTTTGCATTTGGTCACCTATAGCGTAAACAGAATAACCGGCATCTTTAAAACTTTTAGTTAGTGTATCAGCCCCTTGACCAGTTACTTTAGTGGTGGCATAAAGTTTGTCATAAGATTGTGAATTTAAAATTAAATTGGTTCCTAATGTTTTACTAATATCCGACTGAATCTTAACAATATCCTGAAACCCTCCGCCTAAAAGAGTAACACTTGTAACGGCCTCAGCCATAGCCGCCTTAATTGCCGTTATTTGTTCTCGACCTTGACCAAAAATATGTGCAACATCAGTCGCACCTTGTTCAACTTCTGCAAGTTTTTTTGCCACCGCAGAAACATCAAAATTAGTTAGGAACGCTTTTTCAAGTTCACTCATTAATGTTTGAGTGTAATTTTTAATATCCCCTATTGTACTACCACTATTAGCCATTTAACTTGTTTTACTATAAATACATAACACACCCCTTTTTTATACTAATCTTTGGGGGTGTTATGTTCAACTATTTTGTCAATAAGAAATTTTCTTTCGTATGTTGGCATACGATAAAAGTCGGAATATGATGTTCTAAGAAATTTCGCCATTAGATAATATTCCTCGATGAGGTATTGTCGGTAGTTAGAAGAAAGGGCGAAAGAACTCCACCCCAAAGGTTATCTCGAAAGATACCAGTTCTCCTGATGGGGCGTTTGTTGTTTTTCTTAGGTCTAATGACGGTTCGTTATCTCTCATAAAGTTACGGATGAACTTAGAGTCCATAATTGGTAAGGCCTCTACAAACATAGCTATTTGACCTTTATCGGTAATCCCATCCACTTCTTGAATTTGTTTATTTAATCTCCATGTTACTGTTGGAGCTACTCTACCCGCAGGATATTGTTCATTTAATTTACCTAATTCTAAAACTTCAGAATAATTTAAAGGTCTTAATTTAACGGTTGACCCGGTTTTCGGTAATGTTGTTGTAAATAACCCATTTTCATCAGGTTTAGAATTAGTTTGTTTAATGTTTAATTCATCTAAAATAACGGTTGTTGTAAATAATTTTCCTGTCTTAGGGTCGGTTAAATTAATTTCATATTCAGGTCCAAAAGAAGTATTTCTTAAATAAATCATAATAGCCTCAACATCACCATTTAAAAGTTCTTCAGGTCGTAACTCACTTTCGTAAATTTTACTTCTAAGTAATGTTAAAATAATATTAGTATTGGCGTTTTGAGCGGCACCAATTAAAATATTTTCATCATTGGCAGTTAAATAACCTACTTTAATAGATTTTTTCTTAGATTTGTAGTAAATCCCACCTGATGGAAGAGTAACAATGTCGTGAGGTAGATTGAACCCCTCAGTTCCTGCGTTAATTAAGTTTTGTTCCATATTAAATTGTTTTTATTATAAAATATAGGACGATTTTGTTTTTTATAAACATAAAAATTCCCATATAAATTAATATATGGGAATTACTTAATATTATAAATAAATTGAAATAAGTTAATTATTAAAAATTAATAAACTAATATACAACGGTCCATACGAATCGTAGCAGTAATACTAGCAATTGCGTCAGTGTTATATGCCAATGAATCAAAGTTAACGTCAGATAACCAACTTCCTTCCATAATCCATTTTTCAACAACAACTCCTGTCGGGTCTAACATCTCAAGGTCAATATTTTTCTTATAACCCGCAGCATAACCCATACGACCTGTTACTGATTCAGCACATAAACGAACCCATTCCATAAGGGCTTGTGATGCTGAAGGTCCGATTGGGTCACGGAATTTAGCGTTTATAGTTCCCCATGTGAAACGTCCTGCAACATACGTTGAAGTATTTAAGAACGGAATCTCAACAGAATTAACTGTAATATGTGGTCTAGATGTCGATTCAACAAACCATTCGTTAATTCCCAAAGTAGAAGGGAAACGAAGAATGAACCTGTTTTGTCTTTTCGGTTCGTAAGGAATCGGCATTTTCATTAGTAAATCAGCCATTGTAATATTTTTTTGTTTGTTTGTTTATTTTATTATAAATATATCGAGTTAAAAAATTATCTCTTTACTTTGTTTTTTTTTATTTTAATCTTTCTAGTATAAATTATCTAGTTAATATGCTTTTTATTATTTTAATATAAAAATTATTAATTTAATTTAATTTAATTATTTTAATTAATAAGCTTTTTTTATTCCTCCAGCAGTTGAATAAGTCTTAATTATATTATCCGGTTCTTTTTCAAATGCCGATTTAACTTTTTCCACATTTCTTATGTCATCATCAGAAAATCCTATTGTAGGAACAAAATTATTAGTCACTTTATTTTTAAGATACGCTTTCTTATGAATCTTTGAAGACATCTCCCTAACAAATTGGACAAATTCTTTTAATGCTTTAATTTTACCTTCTTCAGGGTTGGTCGCAGAACCTTCACCATAAGACACAGGATAGAACTTACACAAGTCAAGATATTCTCTAATCATGTCTTTTTTAGACATTTCACCTTCATCGGCTAAATCTCTATATTTTTCTAAATTTTTAACTAATTCATTTGAACTAATTCCATTGTGGTTAGATACAATTAGGTTATAACAAGCTTCTTTAATAACACTTGGGGTATGTCCCCTTGCGGTAACTATTGAAAAAATTGACCCGTTATTAATTGCTTCAACAAAATCATTCCAAGCCGGTCCTGTTTTGGCTAATAGAGAATCAACAATAAATTGTCTATCACCTTTAACTCCAAAATATTTAAATGGGTCTTCACCAAAACCTACAATAGTATGTCCTTCATATTCAAAGGGGTTTTTACCAATATCGATTCTATATTCAGCGAAATCTTCAGTAGTCATTCCTACCTCATTACCTTCTTCATCTTTTAAAATTATTTTGGTTGGCATGGTCATAATATTATCATCCCAATCAAATGCGTAGTATTTCATGTCGGGACTTCCCTCTTCATCAATACCTTCTCTTAAATTTATTTTTCTAATTTTCATATTCATACTCATATTAATAAATAAAGACAAGTCGAGTTTTATTTCGACTTGTCTTAAAATTATTTTTAGATATTATCAAATGACGCACCTGTTGGAGTAATGTAGAACGTAATGTCTATGAACTCAAGAGATTTAGTCGGTTTGATGTAGATTTTACCTGTTAATTGGTTTCTATCTAAATCCGCAGTGTCCGAAGAAACTGTTACACGGAAATCATATAAACCTCTGTCTCTTCTGATAGCATCTAAGATAGGGTTAACTGCATCTAAGAAATCTTGTCTCACTTTTTCATCGTTTTGTTCAAACAATAATCTTACCGAAACCGCAGATATTAACTTACGAGCTTGTAATAATAATCTTCTTACATTGATTCTATCAAGTGCAGATTCTCTAATTTGCATTGTTTTATTACCCCAAATTACTGTCCCAACATCAGAGAAGGTTGCGATTGGGTTAATTCTTCCTTTATAAAGAGTGTCTCTATCTTCTTGAGTAAGTTTCTTTCTTGCTTTGATTGAGTTTACAATACCACGAGTGTAACCTGCCGCTGCGAACCAAGGGAATGCGATATTATCTGTTAACGCCAAGTTTCTTGTCACCTCAGCCGTAGCCGGAATGTAGATTTGTGTGTTATTTACAGTATCTCTTGTTAAAACCCATGGGTAATAAGTTGCAGTGTAGTTTGAATCAATACCAGAAGTTTCTAAGTTATCTACCGCTTCTTGTGGGTAAATCATATCTAATTGGTCACCAGTTGATGGTACAAACATATTGTAATCAGGTGTTGTACAGATATAAATAGAATCCGCTCTATTGAATTCAATCATTTCAATTGCATCACCCACTAAGTTAGAATGATTTACATAATCAATACCTGGAGTAACAAATACATTAATGTTAACCGCCTCAGGATTAGAGAATGTTTGTTGTCCTAATAAGTAAGCGTAATAATCAGTATTTGCCCAATCTTGTGCATTGTTACCAACAGTTATTTGTTTAAATGCTCCCCATCCAGTTGCCGTTGGGTATTTGAATGAAGGACAAGCTCCATTTCTATATCCAATTTTACCTAATACGAATCTATCAGCGTTTGTTCTGTGTTCAGTATAGATATCCCAACCATCAAATCCACCACGACATAATACCGAGAATTTACGTGCGTAAAGTCTATAGTAAGGATTTGTGTCAGTTTCAGGGTCTGAAGTAAATGGTGCTGAACCTACATAAAATGCCGGTGTACCACTTGTTGAAAAATAACTTGGTATTGTTATACCACTTGCGTTAATATCCATATGGAAACCTCTTGTTTTAAATGCCCATTCATCACCTGAAACATCAGTACAAACATCTAATGGTAATTGTTTACCTTTATATGTGTAGAAGTCAGTATCATAACCAACAGTATCAGATATACCAAGATAAGTTCTACGAACATTATCACCATTACTTCTTATGATATCATCAGCTCCTGATGATAAACCAAATGGTGGATTATAAACCACTTCACCTGGAAAATCGTATTTTGTTTTATAAATTGGGAATGGAGGACGAACTCCAGCATATTCTCTGAAATTATAACCTTCAAAACCACAAGGTAATGCGTCAATTGGTGCGTCCTCGTTAATTTCAATCATAACATATTTAGAATTCAATGCGTATTCTCCGTCTAATGAACCAATTTTCTTAGCAATAAAACTATTATCGTTAGGGTCCATAGAACAGTTAGTGAATTTCTCAAGAACTACAGGACTATTATCCGAGTCAAAGAAATCTCTAACCAATACATCAAATGTTCCATTATTAAATGAAATGTTTGCTATAGAAAGTTTAACTTCAATATTAGCATCATCACCATCAGCAATTGTTGTAAACTTAAATAAGTTATAAACTTTTGAACCTCTTAATTCAGATACTACCCATGGAGATGTTGGGGATTGATATTTTTCAAGATACCAAGCAATTGACGTTGGGTCAACACTTTGTCTTGCATTTGGTAATGCAGTTAAGTCACAACTTAAACCTCTTATATAACCTTTTCTCCAACCATATGTTAATAATGCTTGAAATCTTTCTTCAACAAATAAAGGAACGACTGCTCTTGGTTTTGAGAAGTTAGATGCTCCAAACACTTTAGAAATATATTTACTATCTGAATTTGATAATGATGTTTCAAAGAAGAATGGATTACCATCTTTATCTGTAACATTAATACCAAATGTTGAGAACGGATTTTTGGTAACACCTGAATATGTTCCAGTACAATCCAATTGTACCGCAGAACCATCAAACTGACCGTAAGCGTTAACTCCTCCCGAAACTTCGTAAACCGCACCATCATCATTACCATATGTCGCCAATCCTCTTGAACGTAAAGTAGCTACTACTAAATCATCAAAATCGGTATAAGCAGTTCCACTATAAACATAGATTTGACCTGTTAAAGTACCTGAATAACATACTGTTGGTTTAACTGTTGTAGTTGTTGTTGTTGAAATTGGTGTTGGTGTTACACAAGGATTAGTTGTGGTTGTTGTTGTTGGTGAAGTTGTCGTAGTTGTTGTCGGACTAATAATTTGAGTTAGACCTGAAACAATTGACCAAAAAGAATACCCACTATAAGCAGCATTCCCTAAGTTATCAAATAACGCGTAGTACCAAGGGTCGTTTTGAGGGGCCGAATAGTTAAAAACGTTTTCATTAATATTTTCAACACCAAAAACATTTGTTTCTGCGGTAAAAATAGTTGATAATGCAGTGTAAACTTCTCCAGAAATAGGACCGTAATAATAGATGTTAGATGTTTCTGCCGTAAAAGGGTCAGTTGCGTTCATAATATCAAAAATTTGACTTGTCATATCTTGATATAATGTTCCTGTACTACCATTAAAATTTTCGTAGGGTAAATTAAGTTTTCCAGCAATTTCGGAAGGGATTTGTGATGGGTCAATAAATGAGATGGTTGAAGTATTATTACTACAACCAGTAAAATCAATTGAATAATCAATTACATGGGGTACGATACACTCAAATACACAATCAACTGTAATACCTGAAAGACAATCAAACTTAACAGTCGTAGGGTCAACATTTGCCTTTGTAGTGATTGACCAAGATGGTCCAGCGTCATAACCTGATAAACCTAATACTCTTGTTACAAACAATTGGTTAGACTGTTGTAAGTAAGCCTTAGCAATATACGAGGCTTCATATTTAGGGATTTGTGTGTTTATGAATTTTTCAGGTGATGTTCCTCCAAAATATGAGGTAAACTCATCGAAGTTTCTGATAAAGATAGGTTCGAAAGCGGGACCTTTTTGAGTCTCACCAACAATACCTAAAGTTGTAACACCTACACTTTGTGCCACAAAACTCAAATCAACTTCAGAGGTATACACTCCAGGAGACACGAATACTTTGTTGTTTGTTGCCATTATTTTTTTTCTTTTAGCTTGTTAATTTATTTTATAGATAAATATTCGAAAAAAAACCAAAATACTTTACTTTGTAGTAACTATTTATAAATTGGGTAGAATAAAGTCTACCTTTTTTCTACCATGACTGATAAAGTAACCAAAATAAAGAATTTAAAGATATCAATTGAGGTTCACAATATCCTAAAGACCTATTGTGAAAAGAAGGGTATAAAGATGTATCGATTCTTAGAAAGAATGATTGTTGAAAAGTGTAAAGAAAAACCTGATGTTTACGGTGAAAATTAAATTGGGTTACCAAATAACTTAATTATTGATTCTAAAGAATTATTCGATTTAACAATAACAAATTTTAATACGTCATTGGTGTTTATTTGTATGTCAGTTAAATCTGAACCATAATAATCATTATTAATAAACACATCATAACTTGTAACATTAATTGTTGATGCAACAACTATATTTGTAGTGTAGTCAAAGATTTGTGAAATGGTGTCATTACCTACAACAAATAACACATCTATTTCATTACCTCCCGGAGTAATTTCTTTTTTAATTCGTCTTCTTGTATTATTGGTATCAAATTCTACGACTTGTAATACTCTTGAAACTGCTGGAGAAACTTCAAACTCATTTTCATCAATTAAAAATCCTAATAGAGTAAACTCATAACTTTGAATGTAGAATTTTCTTTTTTCCAACTCCATAATCGATTCGTCAGAAATATTACCCATAACAATTGGGATATAGTGTCCTTTAATTTCTTGATAGGCTTGTCTTGATGCAAACTTTTCAATAACGTTTTTATTAAACTCATTAATTTCCCTCATTCGATTACAAACTATTTTAACAGTATATGTTATATCAATAGGTACAGGTTGTGGAATTTTATATATATCCATACCATTTCTTTGACCGTCCCATGTAGGTACTTGTGCGTAAAAATATTGTCGTCTATTTGGAATGTTGTAGATTGTTGCGGGGTTAGTACCAAATTTAACTTCAGGAACTCTAACAGTTGTAATAAATGGAGGCTCAACATTCTTGTCAAGATTTTGTAAATTCCAAGTCTCAGTAAATTGACTCCAATTCTGAGTAGTTATTAAAATGTCAATTGTTGGTATTATCTTACCATCAATAACTGTCTTTAATTCATTTTTAACAAATTCTAAAAACCCACCATCTAAATCAGCATGTAATAATGATTTCGGAAGAAATGTTCCGTCTTTATTAATTTTATCAACCAATTCTTGTCTTCTTGGTAGAAGAGTCTTAGATTCGGTTAAAGGAATATTTTTTTTTATTTTTTTTGGTAAAGGCATTATCTTATTCTTTTAGATTCTTTAAATCCCATTTTTAGTTTATCATTATACACCGCCGATATTATCTCTAAAAAATCAAGTCTTGTAAAATTAATTTCAGGATATCTACTTCTAAATCTTTCACTAAGTCTTTGGGCAACCCAATTTTCATATACCCCAAAATTATCGGGTTTGTTACCTGGCCCGCTACTTCTAATATCATTATTTATATGATGAATAACGTAATCAACAAGGTCACTTATCCCATATACTCTTCTTAATACCTCTATTTGAGATTCTGTTATTAGTATTTTCATTATATTTTATTTCCTTTCTTTAAATTATCTTCCGCCCATAATGGTTGAAGATTTGTATAATGACAAAGTTTATAAATCTCTTCTTCAGTTTTAGCTGAAGATAACGGAATAATATGGTCAATGTGAATATGTTTTCCCATTAAATCCCAAGACATTCCTTTAACAAATTTATTCTCTAAATGACTTTTTAATTCGTTAGGGGTTAAACCTATTAATTCATAAGTCGAGTTGTTTTTATTTACATTTTTTAATGTAAGATAGTAATTTGTTCTGTTTCTAATATTTTTCCATAATTTATATATTGGGTCAATTATTTTTCTTTTTTTATCATAGTCAGTCATATAAGTTGGATTTTTTTTATTCCATTTTTTCTTATATTCTTTAATTTTTTCTTTATTTTTTAAATAATAAACATTAGCACTTTTTTTCTTTTTTTCAGGATTATTTTTCAACCATATAGACAATAAATTATTAGATTTTTCTCGATTATTGTCATACCATTTTTTCTTACTAATTTTACGAGATTCTTTAGTTAATTGGTTATATTGGATAAAATATTCTTTATTTTCAGTATATCTTTTTTTTGACTCAATTTTCCTACATTCTTTACAAGATGACCTTAATCCATCTTTTGATTTTTTTTCCACACCAAAATAGGTGAATTCTTTACCAATATTACATATTTTACATATTTTTATCATAACCCTCTAAACTCATTATTTGTAACTGGTGATGCGATTATACTTCTATAAAACGGTTTGTACCCCGCGTAACTATGTTTATTGTCTGAAATAACCCTTCCATCATTATTTACTGTGTAGTATCTAACTCTATCCTCAGTCTCATAGTACCCAATATAATCACCAAAATTAATATCAATACCTAATTCGTCCAATTGTTTTTGATACACAGAAACTTTTAAATTACCTGGTTCAAACTGTTCAATTTTAGAATTACCTAAGTTTTTATTCTCAGGAGCCATAATTTGAACGTGTCCTTTAAATTCGATTGGAGGTAAAAATTTAATACCGTCAGACACTGTTTCTCCGTAAACGTTATCTGTTTTACTTTTTTGTTTATCAATTCTATATAATACTAAGGTGAAATTCATATCACCATATAACCATTCTTCTCCAAATCGGATTTCCAAATCATAATCTTCGGACCCAAAAAATTTCCCAATTCTTGTTATGGGTACTCTTAAATCACTCATATAAATTTTCTTTTATTGATAAATATTAAAAGATTCGTTATTGTTAAGTAAAACATTAATCTTTGGATAATATTACCACAGGAAGTACAATCAACTTGATTGAACAAAAGGCGTTGTCGATACTTGACACTTATTCCGGTGCAAACAATTATATTCAGAAATTAAAATTTCAAAAGGAAACTAATAAAAAGTTTTATCCTACAAGAGCACAATCCGAATATATTATAAATTTTCACGAAACATCTCCTAAGGTGGCTAAAAAGTGGGTCGA